GGTTGAGTTTGTTGAGCTTGATTCTGCTGTCCAGGTGGTTGAGTTTGTTGAGCTTGATTCTGCTGTCCAGGTGGTTGAGTTTGTTGAGCTTGATTCTGCTGTCCAGGTGGTTGAGTTTGTTGACCTGGTCGTCTCATACCTGCAAATGGTCTTCCAGTTCCGAAGACTCTTTCGAAACCTTGTGCGATAGGGCGTCCCGTTGGTCTTCCAGTTCCGAAGACTCTTTCGAAACCTTGTGCGATAGGGCGTCCCGTTGGTCTTCCAGTTTGTTGAGTTTGTTGAGCTTGCTGAGCGGCAGGTGTTTGTCCAGGGAGCTGTGGTCGTCGTTGTGGTCGTGGTCTTACATTTCCAAACACTTTTCTGAATCCTTGTTCCAAAGTTGATGGTCCGCTATATGGTTTGGCTGGTCTAATTGTAGCCGGAAGTGAATTGACAACTTGTTTTATAGCTGCCGCAATCGCGTCTGCAATTTTCGCCGTGTTTACAGCTGCAGGGGGCGTTGCAGCCTCATGTTCGAGTTGTTGTTGTTCTTGTTTCTCTTCAAGTGTTTTGTTCGGTTTGGCACGTAACCGTTTGAGACGATTGAGGATCGTTTGCATCCGACTGGGACCGGGCTGAGGCGATGGTTTCACACCTGATGCCACCGCAGATCTCATCACATTGACAAGCGATGAAGCTATTTTGACATTTGGAGTCGTCTTGGGTGATGTCTCAATCTTCTGACCAGATGCTGGAGTTTGAGTCTGTGTCAAACCATAGGCAAAGGCGCGGACAACACCTGCCGCGATGCTCACATTGTCTGCGGCTTTTGGTATAACACCCGCTATGGCTCCAACAATAGCTGCTGCTAATCCTGTCTGGGGCTTGATTGTGCCTTGGTAGACAAGTGTTCCATTTTCAACTTTCCACCCGTTCCAGCCACCAACGAAACCCACGTTTTTGACGTGAACAGCTTCGCGTCCATCTGACTTTCTCTTGTACAAATGAGCGACTGGTTGTCCCAGCCACATCAAGAATCCGATGTGGTCGAACCGAGCATTTTGAACAGGTTCAGATCCAGGTGGTGATATTTGTTTGACCGGCGATTTGACTGCACCAGATATGACTGCAACCAACCCAGCTGCAATCTGTTGCTTTTGCAGATTTGCATTCGTCTTGGTCAGACGAGTCAAAGGTCGTAAAGCCTTCTTGATGTTCGCGGAGGCTTGAGTCACAGGCTGCTTGACGTTCCAAACTTCTGGCAAGGTTGTCCTAGACACATTCGTCTTGGGTAGTTGAGGTACAACATTCCCGTACACTCTGTAGATTATTCCCAATTTGTTTGCATTTCTGTTTTTCACATTTGGAATCAATGCGTTGATTGCATTGTTAGCTGATTTGCTTGGGTTTACAGCTTTATAGTTTTGAACCTTCAATTCGAAGTTCATGATGTACTACTATAAATCCAGGTTTTTTTACGCTGTGAAAATTTCCCCCCCTGTGATGAGTAAGTTTCGAAAAATGTTCAAGAGCCGTTTGATTGGTCCGTACCAGTTTGATGGAGTCAAGTGGCTGACTCAGCGCGAGCAGGCTCCTGTAACACCCGGTGGTTTTTTGTGTGATGAGATGGGTCTTGGAAAGACGGCGCAGATTTTGGCAGCCATGTGCAACAATGTTCGCGAAAAGACTCTGGTGGTTGTGCCCAAGTCTCTTGTGTCTCAGTGGGCGCTGGAGATTCAGCGGTTTGTTCCCAGTTTCCATGTTCACATTTTTGATGGGATCAAGCGCACTGCCCCTGTGTTCACTGGTGAGCCAACTGTGGTGATTGCGCCATACAGCGTGGTCGGGACGCGCAAGAATTCTCCCATCTGTCCTCTTCTGAAGATTCGCTGGGACCGCATCATTCTGGACGAGGCGCATGAGATTCGCAACCGCAAGAGCCAGACGCACATTTGCTGCAACGCTCTGCAAGGTGATATCCGCTGGGTTCTGACTGGCACTCCAGTCTTCAATTCTGTCAAGGATTTCGTCTCTCTGGGTCAGTTTCTTGGTCTGAGCCGCACTCTGATTGAGAACAACTCGGATGAAGTCCGCAAAATGTATGTTCTGCGCCGCACCAAGGAGGATGTTTGCCAGTTCAACATCCGTCTCAAGCTGCCTCCCTGCGAGTTTGAGAATGTGGAGCTCCAGATGTATCCAGAGGAGAAGGATCTGTATCTGGAGGCTTTCAGCGCCGGCCAGGATGTGGTTTCGATGGCAGAAGTCTCGTCTGGAAACCACTCTATGGAGCTGATTGAGGCGCTTCTGCGTACGCGCCAGGTGATGACTTGGCCGCAGATGTATCTGGATGGGATGGCGAAAAAGATGGATACACCTGCCAAGCAGTTTACCGGCAAGTCCAAGAAGATGGAGACTCTTATGGAGATGGTCACGAGTCATCCCAAGGAGAAGGCTCTGGTCTTCTGCCAGTTTATCGGAGAGATGAATCATATCCAGTCACTCATGACTGAGGCTGGTATTCCGGTGTGCCGCATCGATGGCAGTGTGGACAAGGATGGGCGCGCGGCTCAGATTCAAAACTTCAAGAAGCACTACTGGGAGCGCCACCCAGTGTTCCTGATTCAGATCAAGGCTGGTGGAGTTGGTCTGAATTTGCAGGATGCGACTCGGGTGTACCTGACTGCGCCCAGCTGGAACCCAGCGACTGAACTGCAGGCGATTGCACGCGCGCACCGCACCGGACAGGACAAGAAGGTGATTGTGCGCAAGCTGCTCTATGTGGGTGAGGAGGGTGAGCAGCCTGTGCACTCTGTCGAGCAGAGCATCCTGGCGCTGCAAGAGCAAAAGTGCAAGGTGTGCGCAGATGTGCTGAACGATGAGCGCCTGATGGCCCAGATTCCCAAGATGAAGACTGCAGTGACTGTGCACCTGCTCAAGAAAATCTTCCGTGTGTGATAAAAAAAACTCTGCATATAATACAAAATGGTTCACGAAAAGGCTGTCGGGTCTCGCGCCGAAGTCCACCACGGTTTGGCGCACCACACATCAGGTGGACTCACCAAGAAGGATCTGAAAAAGAAGGATGGTGAACTTGTCAGCAAAACCAAGTCCAAGGACCAGAAGAAGAACCCATGGATCAAGGCTGTTGCCAAGGCGAAGAAGGAGCTCGGAATCACTGGGTTTGCGCTCGTCCAAGGCAAACTCTTGGAGCGTGCCAGAGAGATTTACAAGAAATAAATATTAGACAATAGAAATGGCAAGCAACAATGATGAACGAAAAAAGTTGATCAATGCATTTAAAAAGATAGTTGGAAATTCAAATTCAAACAATTTTTCAACCATGTTGAAAAGATTGAAACAACAACAACAGCTCCAAGAATATTTGAGTCTGACTGGAAAGAAGCCAGTCCCATCTTCAACTCCATATTTCAACAAGACACTGCGTCGATTTTTCTATGACGACAAAAAGGGGTTCTATATCGTCCTTGGAGTGAATAAAAATGGAAAAAAAATCATTCGACAGATGCCTGGTTTGTTTTATTATAAAAATATAGGATGGAGGATAGTCCCTATACGCCCTCGGAGGAGATGAAGGCACACTGTGCCAAGACGTCTTCTCCCTCTTGAAACTGCGGTATGCATGCGACTGGTGGATAAAACTTCAACTGGTACACTTTGCAGTTTATGCCCCACTCACCCTTCCATAGGTATGCACTCTCGACATCAAGAATACAGTTGACATCACAGTCTCTCAAAAAGCCTTCAACATATTGTTCTTGAACAAATTCTGAATTTGAATTGAAAATTAAACTCGAATCATCTAATTTAATTCTCAATCCATATTCCGTAATGTTCGACTTGAGTGGTTGTCCATTCTTACTCACAATCTTCTCAAGTGTTCCTATCCATTCCATGAATTTCAAAGGTAAATTGGAAATTGTAAGAGACTTGTACTTGCTTAGACCAAACCTTGTGTATCCACGCGGAATTTGAAACCTCAATGGTCCACCTTGGTATGCAACTTTGGTTCTGTTTGCAACAGACTCTGTCACTTCGATCAGTGAGAGATCTACATCTGACCAGAGTGGCATTTATTTCTAAATAAATTGTTTTCTCTTTTAATTAGTAGAAGAATGAACAACAGTATGGCTATAGGTTCTGTCAGAACATTATACAGAGACATAGTTTCACACCAGTACACTGGACCCGCAAAGATATTAATACGCAAAGTGGGTCCAAATAATTACACAATTATTACACTGTACAGAGATCAACCTATGTTTGCGTATACCGCCAGAACTCTCCCAAGTTGGGTATGGTTGTCACCAGCGCACGCCTGGCTCGGACAACCTTGGACGACTGTTCAATTCATAACAAGAAATGCAGTTCTTGCACCAAACACTCCGCGTCGGAATTAATTTTTAAATCGAAAACATTCAAACAGGTGAGAGCTCGGGCGAGATAGTTTGGAAAACTCATCGATCGTGTATTCATCTCCCATGGACAGGTTACAGTTTGGACAAATTGGTTTCAGATTGGATATATCTGTTAGCCCTCCTTTGCTTTCCGGAACATTATGACCCACTTGAAACGTAAATGGAGTCATCATGTTCTGACACCACGCAACAAGACATTTGTGTTTGAATTTGTCCCCACACCACGTCAACCACACCTGTTCACGAAGTGCTTTAGGTATTTTTGTCTTCATTTTGTTTATGAATCATTTTAACCTTTAATTTTGTCATCCACATTTCTGGTCTCACGTGGAGGTAATAACATCCACAATTTCCATAGACGTGTGCTAAATATTCTTTACAGTACAAGTTGAATATCGTCTCATATCCAAATTCGTGTACTGAAATCGGAGTATAAATCACGTGTCCAGATACTCCAAACTGAAATAGAGTTTTGGAATACGTGTGGTAGATGTATTCCGGTCGTGGAAGTAAGTGCTCGTACGGACTCACATCTAATCTACGAGGCAAAAGACCCAGTTGAAGACGCGTGTCAATGTCCAAGACGTCTATGATTTTGCGAATGACATTTTGATTCATATTGTATTTGTAAATTTCATTTTTAAGACGAGCACATCACACATCCCTCTGGATTGTCTCTGCGACACGCCTCTGGTGTGATGGTCACCTGTTGTGGCTTGGCTTTTGCACGTGTTCGCAAATAGTACATGCCAGTCTTCAAGCCCTTTTTCCACGCGTACAAGTGCATAGAACTCAGTTTGCCTTGGGTCGGATTCTCCATAAAGATGTTCAGGGATTGTGATTGACAGATGAATGGCCCACGATCAGCCGCCATGTCTATGATTGATTTCTGTGAAATCTCCCAAACAGTGCGGTACTTGAGTTTGATGTTGTCAGGGACATTCAAGTTTTGAACTGAGCCACCGTCTCGAATGATTTCATTTTTCAAATCAGAATTCCAAAGACCGAGGGTTTGGAGGTCAGACACCAAGTACTTGTTCACGACGACAAACTCTCCGGCCAGTGTTCGGCGCAGGTACAAGTTGGTTGTGTACGGCTCGAACGCTTCATTGTTTCCAAGAATCTGAGCCGTTGTCGCTGTCGGCATCGGGGCAATCAACAAAGAATTTCTGAGCCCGTGTTTCTTGATTGACTCTTTCAAGGTGTCCCAGTCGTACAAGGATGGAGTGACACCCCACAAATCAAACTGGAGTTTGCCTTCCGAAGCTGGAGACCCTTGAAACGTATCGTACGGACCGTACTCTTTAGCCAAAGCACACGACTCTGAAAGGGCTGCGTAATACATCGTCTCAAAGATTTTCTTGTTCAGATCGCGTGCCAGTGGATCATCGAACGCCAGTCCCAGAATCATAAAGACATCTGCAAGTCCTTGAACTCCGATTCCGATCGGACGGTGTTTCAGGTTGCTACACTGCGCCTCCTCAATAGGATAGTAGTTTCTGTTGATGACCCGGTTGAGGTTCCGGGTCACAACTCGAGTCACTTGGCTCAGCTTTGCCAAATTGAACCCATCGTCTTGGATGAATGCCGGAAGGCTCAGACTTGCTAAATTGCACACGGCAACTTCATCTGGATTGGTGTACTCAGTGATTTCGGTGCATAAGTTTGACGATTTGATCGTGCCCAAATTCTTCTGGTTCGATTTGGAATTGACAGAGTCCTTGTAGAGCATGTACGGTGTGCCCGTCTCAACCTGTGATTTCAAAATGGCGTCCCACACCTTTCGAGCTGGCAACACCTGTTTGAATCGTCCTTGGGCGACATACATCTTGTACATTTCGTCAAACTCTTGTCCATAGGTTTCAGTCAGACCAGGGCACTCGAACGGACACATCAGGTGCCACTCCTTGTCCTGTTCGACAGCCTGCATAAACAGGTCCGGAATCCAGAGTGCCGTAAACAGGTCACGACAGCGCGCCTCCTCATCTCCCTGGTTCAATCTGAGTTCCAGAAAATCAAGAATGTCTGCGTGCCAAGGCTCCAAGTAGACTGCGACAGCACCTTTGCGGCGTCCACCTTGATTCACGTAGCGTGCAGTTGAATTGAACACGCGAAGCATCGGAATAATCCCATCCGAAGTTCCATTTGTTCCACGGATAGTCGACCCCTTTGCACGCACCTTACTGATTGCCAACCCAATCCCACCAGACCACTTTGAGATTTCGGCACATCTTTGCAAGGTTTCATAAATACCGGAGATGGAATCCTCCTTCATATCGAGGAGAAAACAGCTCGACATTTGTGAACGTTTGGATCCGGCGTTGAACAGGGTCGGAGTGGCATGAATGAAATACTTTTGGGACATCAGGTCGTACGTCTCTTTGGCACGCTCCTTGTCTGTACCGTGAATACCGATGGCGACACGCATGAAAAGGTACTGTGGTGTTTCGCCGGGATTGAGGTACATCTTTTGGAGCGTCTTGATTCCGAAATATCCAAAACCATAGTCTCTGTCGTGTACGATCATGCTGTCATACTCGAGACTGACGCATTTTATGAATTCATCCGAGACGATGCCTTTCGAGTGGTTGGCAATCATAGCATCCGAAAAGCAGGTGAATGAAGTTTTGTGCATGTTGGAAATCAGGATCCGAGCAGCCAAGGTTTCATAGTCTGGGTGTTCAGTCAGCATGTGTACAGCGACGTCAGCCGCAATTTCATCAATTTCGCTGGTTTTGATGCCGTCGTAAATGTTTCCTATTGTCTTTTGTGCCACCTTGTCCGGCTGTACTTGAAGTCCATCACAGAGCTTGGAAATGCGTTTGGTCACCTTGTCAAACAGCATCTCCTCGACATCTCCAGACCGCTTGTACACCTTCATCTGCATATATAGATGGTAGTTTTTTTATATGGCTATATCAATACATGGCGTCCCAATTTTGGCCAAACCCATTGAGTGACGCATTCTTTTCACCCTTTAACCGCGAGACGATTCATGACGGAATTGTCGGTGCCATCCGCAAAAAGACAGGCTACACCATCGACAAACAGAATGACGCAGACGTCCAGGCGTTGATGAAGCGTGTCTATGTGAACCTGATGAGTGACCCGTACACGGATGTTCGGCAGCAAGTCGAAAACATGAACAACAAGGTGATTGAAGAGGCGACGGAGACGATCAGCACGGGCATGTTGCAGCAACTCCTGTACATGCGTGACATCGAGTCCAACCCTATTCCACTGCAACCACCAGTCAGCACATCCACCTATGGCAACAAGATTCCACAGAATTTTAAAATTGGATTTTAAAAGAAGATGCGTTCACTTGATGACATCCTCATCGGATTCATCATTTTTTTTGCACTCGAAAGAGGTATACGTTTGATTAGCAATGCAATAGTTGAACCATGGGCACTCAAGCGGTCAGGTGATCCAGAACGGGCCGAAAACTGGAAGCTGGCGGCTGAGTTTGGTTTGTTGATGGTTTCACTGGTTTTCGTTTGGAAATATCAAAAACAAATTGCATCTATTGCCAAGACGCCTTAAGGAATATGCGAGCAGAATATGCAAGTATGAATAAATACAAGGATGAGACGGCACAAATATGTAAAATGAAAGGATGGGACAAGGCTCCCATCAGTGTGGTATGGATGCTTCTCAACGAAGAGATGGGGGAACTTGCTTCATCTATTCGTCAGACGCATAGAATATACAAAAAAACAGGGTTGAAAAAAGACAAGGGTATAGATGTCGTGATGGAGATGGGTGATGTCTTTAGTTATTTGTTTCAGCTCGCTCACATGTTGAACATTGATATGGACACGATGTGGGAACTCCACAGGCAAAAAATGCAGACCAAGGTGTACAAGGAAAATAATGTACGCGTGTATTAAATGGCGAGTATTGCACACGCCGATGATCAAGTCCACATGAACAAGTTTGATATGTACACGTGGACAGGAACGTACGGAGTGTCTTACGATGGCTTTCCAAAGACAATGTACCTTGATGGAACATATAGAAGTGGAATCGATGAAACACCAACACAATACCCTTCAATCATTGACTCTGACGCTGTCGAACATTTCAACCCAGAGCGCATCAACATGTCAGGACCCATGTATGTGAAAACAGGCTATGTCAATCCAGCTCCAGACGCAATGTATCCTGCACGCAAATATGAATACGATGATGGAAGCACGACGTGGGTCCGACCTGCATTCGTCGGGACGACACTGAAACCAGGCAGAGGCTTTGCGGAACGGGTGTTGGGACACGACTGGTTTATTTTTGTTTTGATTGTGATTGTTCTATTTCTTATTCTCGGAAAAAGTCAATTGAAGTTCTTAAAGGGGCGTTAAAACTGTTCCACCTTTGGTGCAACAACTTTTACCAATTTTGTTTCTAAATTTTTTATGAGGACTTGCTTTTTAGCAGACAACTGTGGACAGGCATGTGTCTCCAGTTGGATGCAATTGCTGCACAGCATCTGAGCACACTCCTTGCACTTGATCAGGCTGGGCTTCTTCTTGCAGCACGTACACTTCGTCATGTACTTCACAGACAGGATTTTCAGGCTCTAAGTCCACGACATCACATGCAAAGCCTCTTTTGCGCCCTTCGAGAACTCTGTCCCAGAATGCTTTCATCTTGTCAAAGTTTCGTTCGAACCACTGTTTATCGCGTTTGACATTTGTCACGACAAACTCTTCAGGTGCATCCCCCTCTGCCGGTCTGTACTGAATGAAATCACATTCATCCAGGTCGAGGATTTCCATGTTCAACTGGAGCTGCGGCATGTAGTACTTGGGCACCTTGTCTTCAATCTTTCGAGTCAGCGGACACTTGATTTCGATGAGCCGACCACACTCTGTGATTCCATCGGCAGATCCACCCAACCATGGGTATTTGGGATGCTGCACGAGTCCAATCTCGTGACTCTTTTTGTTGTACCTTGCATCATACAAATCACGCGCGATCGGTTCGAGCTCAGTTCCGCGCTGCATCGCAACATTTTCAGCAAACTTGCGTTTCCCAACCTTTTTCACATACAAACCATCCTCTGATTCGTACGGGTTGCATCCGACTGCAGTGGCTGCATCACTGGCTGTCAACATGGACTCTCTCAACGCCAACCATTCCGGACTCCGTTGTGGGAAATACGTTCGATTCAGCAGGTCTCTTATTTTTGGGTCCATTCACTGGAATCTCCTTGTTTTTAAAGCGCACATCTGTTTTAAGTACCATTTCAGCTGCGTGTTGTTCGGCTTCTTTTTTCGTCTTGGCAAACCCGCACCCGCAGTTGAGTCCATCGACCACCACTTCAACGCAGAACGTGCCGTTGGTGTGGCTGAGAACATTGTACTCTGGTAGATTGATTTTGAGCACTTGGCACCATCGCATCAACTGGTCTTTGTAGTTGTCATCTGCGAGTGAAGTTTCAACCTTTGAGAATGCGTCGAGCACAAAGCGTTTGGCGTGCACCATACCAAGGTCCAGGTAAATGGCACCGACGAGCGCTTCAAACACATCCTCCATGATGTGCTCATTTGTGTTCCAGTTGTTTGCAATTCCTTTTTCATCCATCAAGATGAGTTTGTCGAGACCTAGACACTTTGAAATTTCACACAGGGTTTTCCCACGCACGTGTTTGGTCCTGGCTTTTGTCAGGAATCCCTCCTGTTTGTCTTCGTACAAGTCGAACAGATATTTTGTGATGATGAATCCGAGCACGGAATCACCCATGAATTCAAGAGTTTCATACGACCCAGTGAGACCAGTGTATCGTTTCAGCGCACTTTTGTGAGTGAAAGCGCGCTGATACAATGTCACATTGTTTACTTTTGTGCCTGCAATTTGGTTTAATATTTCACGTGATAGTGCAGGTGGGGTGTCCGTCATATAATATAGTCTGAATTTTTGTTTTTAAGCCACTGGCGCAGTCTTCTTCGCCACTTTCGGACGAGCAGCCTTCTCCTCTCCAGTTGTCTCTGCCTTGCGCTTCTCTGGCTTGGGCTCCTTGGGCACAGTCTCCTTTGGGGCCTTCTCTGGCTTGGGCTCCTTGACAAAGTGGGGGTTGATCCACTTTTGGATGTTCAGGAAGGTCAGCTTGACATCATCTGGCACCTTGAGCAGATCCTTCAGGCGTGCATCCAGGCTAATATTCTGGCCAGCCTTCAACTTGTGCTCCTCCAGGTAGGCACTGACGCGACGGGTCACATCCGCGCGAGAGATGCGCTCACCGTCAGCCAGACCAAGGAAAGCCTGGAGCTCAGGAGAAACTTGCAGAGGCTTCTTGAAACCGTTGTTCTGGGAACGAGCCTCCGCCTTCTCACCAGTGGGGTCCTCGATGAACGCCTTAATCTTGCGGAGCTCCTTGCGAATCGCCTTCAGCTCCTTGTCGATCGTCTCGAGAGTGACGGGAACAGAGGTGGTGGTAGTGGTCGCCATTTTATACTCAAGTAGTAACCTATGCCTTTAAGCCAAGAAAAACGGACAACAATAGTATAACCAAAAGTGCCAGGAAGAGTTTCAGAAATTGGTCTTTGACTTTAGGAGAATCTTCAGTCGGTGCGTACTGAGGAACATTTGGTTTGACTGGTTCGAACGGGGCTTCCAGGGATGAATATGTCTGATCGTTGTTTGTCGGTAAATTCACGTTGAACCCTTTCGGAAGGGCTCCGCCAAATGTCGGTCGAAATTCAATGTCGAATCTCGGTTGTTTTCCTTTTTTTGTTCCGCAATTTGGTTGACAACAGCCGGGGTCACACGGGTACACCAGACCGTTATCGCGCGCGACATACCCACAGATTGGATTGTACGGATCCGTGGGATCTGTCAGACACTCACAGCCCTTGGTTGAAAATCGAGCGTTGCAGGCAACAACGGTGCTACTCATCCTAGTATCAGCTGCGAAAATTTTACCTAAAGAAGAAGTGAGTGTACTGTATAATGGAGTACGGGAAACCACAGAAGCTTCCAGACGGTCGCTACTTTTTGAAAATCACAGGCGAGCGGAAGCAGTTGAACAAGGTGACGCTCAAAGACGATTTGAAGAACAAGAGTCTGTCGCTTGCAGTTCACGAGACGGACGGTGCATATTTCAAGACTCTGGATGAGCAGATTTTGGAGCAGGCGAAAAAGTCCAAGGTGGATTGGTTTGGTAAGGAGCTTTCCGATGAAACAATTACCAGTGCATATCAGGAGAGTGTCACCGACGGTACAGTCGGAGTATCACTTGCGACCGTCAAGGGTGAGTTTATTACCCGGGCATTCGATCGTCAGAAGAATGATGTCAAGTTGGATGATGTCAAGAAGGATACTGTATGTGATGTCATCGTGGAGCTCTCAGGACTGTGGTTTTTGAAAAAGTCGTTCGGACCAGTGTGGCGTGTGCTTCAGGTGAGAATCAGAGATGGGACAAAGCAGCCAGAGTTTTCCAAGGAGTGTCTTTTCGAGGATGAGCCAGAGGATGACGATGACCCAGCGGACTATCTGGATTGATCCAAAAAAATAATCGACACATAATATAAATATGGACCGCAAGAATCTATTCATAATGTTCCTGGCTGTCATCGTCCTGTTCCTCCTGCTGTCCCCCAAGTCCAGTGCGTATGGTTCAGGCAGCGGTTCCCCCGTGGTTCAAGGTATGAATCTTGGAAACCAGCTGTACACTGGCAGTGGTTCCGTCGCAACAACAGGTGAAGGAAATGCATCTGGTGCAGGTGTAGCTGCCATTCAGGGATCGTACTCAGTTGGAGCAACTGATGTCATGACGGATTACAAGGACATCGACAGTGTCAGTGCAGCTAGCCTCATCCCACGCGAGGTGGTTCAGACGGAGGACTATGGACAGTTCAGCCCCGAGAAGATCCTGTCCAACCAGAACTACCTGGACCCACGCAGCCAGATTGGATACCCAGAGACCATCGGCGGAGTCCTGCGCAACGCCAATCGCGACTTCCGCTCGGAGCCCATCAACCCACGCACGCCTGTATCCATCTTTAACCTCAGCACAATCCCTCCAGACAACATGCGCCCGCAGTTTGAGATTGGCTCAGCATACTAGGTGCGAAACTTAAAGACGTAAAACCTCTTCAGACATAGAAAATGGCTGAAGAGCAATTCAAACAAGCAATGACTGAGTGGGTCGGAATCAAGACCCAACTCGCCTCAGTTCGCAAAGATCTTACTGTTTTGAACAAACGTGAGAAGGAGCTTCGCGAATTTGTTACCCAGCACATGAAGAAGAATGAGATTGACACGGTCCGTGTTCAGGAAAAGGTCAAAGTCAATCTGAAAACCAAAAAGACAAAGAGCGCCATCACGAAGGATATCATATTAAAGGGGCTGCGCACTTACTTTTCAGGAGACGAAGTCAGGGTCGAGGGTGCTTTCCAAGCCATCATCGATTCTGTCAAAGTCAAGGAGGTTTCATCTGTTTCAGTCACAGGACTTAAAGCATTAACAGAAGACTGAAAGTATGGGCATCAACGACGAGTATTCGCGCGATGCATTCCAGTACGATTTGGCGTACGAATCCGAATCGTCCGAAGAAGAACACGAAATCCAAGTTGATCCGGAAGATTGGGAAGCCATCTATTCGGATGAACTTCTTGATGGCTGGATGTACATTCGCGAATTTTGCGAAGAGGTCTATTTACACCCACGTGCCTCCTTTACGGATTTTATTCAATTTGTCATTCAGCCGTGGCGATGGACAACCACTGAATCCATGACGCAGAACCAGGAGATGGTCTGGAGAGACATTTCGCAGATTCAAGTCATTTCACAGCGGGTCACTCCTGAAAACTTTTGTGCCTGGTTGAACCATTATATTCCCCGTGTAAATTAGAAATGATCGACATTACAGGTCAAAAAGTACTCATCCCGTCCATTCTATTTGCACTTTTGTCCCTTCCCCAGACTCAATACGATGTCTATGTCAACGCTCTGTTCCTCGGCTTGCTTTCATTTGGAATTTCAAAAAAAATTACACGTGTCACATTCCGTCGGGCAGACTTGCTCACAGTGACTCTTCTGTACATTTTGTTGACACCAGGACACCTCTTTACCGTCCCTACAGGATCCGGACCGTACTTGCCAGTCATCATCCATTCGTTCCTGTTTGCCATCCTGCTTGCATTCGTGCGCTCGATGCTCCCAGAATATTACTAGACTGAATTTAGAATGAAATACCTTGCTATAGGTCCAGGTGCGATGGGGTACTTTATTTACCTCGGAGCACTTTCAAAACTCCATACACACGGAAAACTTCAAGACTTGGAAGAAATATCCGGCTCCAGTGCTGGTTCTATGGTTTCATTCATGTATCTCATTTCCGGAAGGGACATCCAAAAGGTTCTCGAGTATTCACTGACAGCCCCGATAAAGGAACTCATGAAACCAAACATAAAAACACTCCTCAAAGACTATGGTCTTGTCCCCATCCGTAAGATGAGACGCCTTGCCGAAGATGCATGCTTTCATTTCACAGGAAGGAAGGACATTACTTTTTCAGAATTATATTTCAATTCAAAAATAAAATTACACGTGTCATCCTTTTGTGTCGACTTGATGAGAACAGAATACTTTAACGTCGATCGAACTCCGGACATGAGTGTCCTCGATGCAATCTGTATGTCAATCTGCGTCCCTCTCCTGTTTTCAGCCGTGAAACACAACGGGTGGCACTACGTCGACGGCGGGTCAGCTGAAGCCATCCCGTGCGCACCTTTTATCCAGTATCAATCCAGTGAAATTCTTGCGTTAAAGCTCGCCTGGTCGAAAGTGAACAGCATCAAAGATCTTAAATCGTACGGTCTGTCTGTGATGTATTCCATCTTGAGCATGCGTGCGTCCTATTCTGTTCCGATTGTGGACATCAGTACAGATGACAACGACGTGTTTGATTTCGGTGCAGGTGATGAAGGAAAACTCAAGATGTTTCTTTTGGGTCAGTCCCAAAAATTTCTCAAATAAGATTACAATGCGAACCATCATACGATCTGGATACACTCAGCGCCGTACACGCAAGACGATCACAGTGCATCGCGACGGCAAGACATACCGGTACGTGCGTCCAGCCGGAAAGACCCACGTGGGACCGGCTCGTATCAAGGATGTCGGTGCGGCAGGAAAGGGTCCCAAAGTGATCGGACCTCTGAAAGGTGGTATGCTCACAAAGTACCACTACCACCCAGTCGAAGGAACAAAATTCAGACACAGGGCTTTGACCCACGCAGTCAAGAAGGGAAAGGAGAATCCACTGGCTGTTATGCGCCGTCTGATCGCCATCAGCACACTGGCCAAGCGTACTCTGCCACGTGCATCCCGTATTTACCGCCAAGATTTCGAGTGGGTCCGACGCAAACTCTTCAAACCAAAGAAAGTCATGACAAAGCACGATATGGAACACGCCCACGCCATCCGTAAACATCACAAAAAAATGATGTGGTAAATTTACTTAAAACTAATTGTACTTACAAATACAATGGAAGGTACCATCCGTGACGTGTGTCAATCCGTCTGGTCTTCACTGGGACCAGGGTTTTCCGAACGCATATATCACAATGCACTTGAAGTCGAACTGCGTAAAAGAAACATCCCGTACGAAACTGAACGAATCATTCCAGTGACATACCAAGGTCATACCATTGGAAACATTCGTGCAGACATCATCATCGATCACTCAATTATTTTAGAAATTAAATCAGTTTCAAAATTGAATGAGCAATTTAGAATTCAAATTCAGAAATACATGGAGCTCACAGGGTGTGACCAAGGGTACCTGATCAACTTTCCTCCAGACAAATCTGTTGTTGATATTGAATTTATTTCGTAAATATAATTAGAACATGGCCTCGCTTATGGATGCTATGAAAGGTCCAGGAGCAGTCCCTGCGACCAACAAGTCGAGCAAATATATTGCAATCTGCGCTTTACTGGTTGTCATCATTGTCGCAATTATCGGTGTTGTTATGTATACTCAGGGCAAACTTACAGGGCCAAAGGGTGATAAAGGTGATGCCGGTCAGGCTGGTGCGCAAGGCAGTCAAGGACCAGCTGGTCCAGCTGGACAAGTAGGACCAGCCGGATCACCAGGACCACAAGGAAACCCAGGTCCAATTGGTCCAGTCGGGCCAGCGGGACCACCAGGACCAGCAGGACCAATTGGTGCACCCGGAATAGCCGGAACAGCTGGACCAGTCGGACCACCAGGACCACCAGGACCACCAGGACCACCAGGACCACCGGGAGCATCTGGAGCAGTATCACAATCTGCTTCGGCACCAGGAAACGCAGCTGTAGCAACAGCTGCAATCAACCCAACGGATCCAAATAATATTCAGAACTTGGTATCTTTACTGAGTGATCCAAAATCAGGTGTTCCTGGATGTAGCAGTCAAGGTGTACAACAAATTGCACAAATGCTTGCAAAGACGGGTGTATTTGCACTCCCTGGAGGAAAAGGTCTACCTTCGCCATGGCAACAAATAGTACCACTTGGAAATTACTCTATTTGGTTCCAAGGTAATTCACAACAATACCAACAAGCTGTCGCACCGATTATATCACAAATTGGTCAGATTTGTACTGTACCCGGAGTCACACTGTATGTCGACTGCGGACCAGCAGGAAAGTCAGTCCAAGTCGGACCAGGTGATTACCCACAAATTGACAAAACAGGTATGCCAAATGACCAATT